TCATTATTCTATCCTATCCGCAATGATGTTGGTAAATCTTTTTTTGTTCTCTCCCTCACCCTTGTCAGTATAGGAGATACGACCATGAATGACCACGTGTTGATCTACTTTAAGACTAGCTGCGAACGGAACCAAACGATCCCAAGCTGAGAGACTATGAAAAACACGACGACTATTTTCATCAGTATAGATTTCAAAGTTGCACACTTCTCGCTGCCCGGCAGATGTTGACGATGGGTATACTTTAGATACGTAACCGCTGAGAACCACTATGTTCATACTGGAACTCCTATCTTTTGTTTTGGGGCTCCTGGATTTAGCTTGAACTCTTTCCAATCTGGAATCTTTACCCATTCTTGGCCACAAGCCACACACTTCGCAACCCTGTCAATTACCTCGAACTTACCCTCTTGAGTGTATAAGGTTGAGTTGTACAGGGTTTGTTTAATAATAAAGGATCCCCCAGAGCTGTCGGCTCGCTTGTGTGTGCAGATTGCCTGCTTAAACTTTTCCTTGAGCTTATCAAACACTGGGACTTCCTTTCAAAAAGAGGGTGGGAGTAAGCAAAGCTGTCCCACCGATGTTAACAGGGATTACGACCACGACCACGACCGCGACCCCGACCGCGACCGCGACCCCGACCGCGACCGCGACCGCGACCACGACCCCGACCGCGACCACGACCCCGACCACGACCCCGACCGCGACCCCGACCGCGACCGCGACCACGACCGCGACCCCGACCGCGACCGCGACCGCGACCACGACCAGGAGCTGTCTACCCCTGCTTTTGACAGGGCGGCCGTCTTCACTTTTGCTCCTTAGGGAGCTCATGTGGCCAAAAGCAAGCATCTACGATGGACATCTTAGGAACCGCGACTTCAAGGTCCTGAGGGAATGGCTCCACTTCATTTGGAATACCAGTCTTCAAGAAATTGGCGAATCGACCTGTGTCCGCGATCCAGGCTGCATTGGTAAATATAAAGCAGTCTTTTTCCTCGCGCACCAACTTACCTGTATGGTAATGAGTGACAGTGCGAATGAAATAAGCTTTTCCAGCTTCCCAGAATTTCTTGGTCTTAGTTGTAGTCTTCTTGATTGCCATGTGAGTTCTCCTAGTAACGTTGTTAAAGAGTTAAAGTTGCGCCGATCCTCAGTTTGGAGTATTCGACTAACTAACAATCCCTCATCTCTTTACGTGGTCAGGGCCTCCACGTCTGCAATGGTTTTCGGTCGTCACTCCCTACGCGTCATAGACCGTAGGTACCCCGGGTCTGTAGCAGATTAGACCAACTTCTATGGTCCGGTCATCGCCCTGAGAATCTTACCAACACGTAGCCTTGACTGAGCGAAGGTACGATACGTTCTCGATTCTCCGGCTCGCGGACCCAGACTCGCGCTTCGGGCTTATTCATCGTCTAATGACGAGTTTTCAGCGTTCTGCTCTCGAGTCTGGCCATACTACTCTTGGTGGTAGTAGGTCTTTTATCCGGCGATCTTTACAACTTCGAGCAAAGGAGCGATGGCGGGTTTCTTGTCCGTAGCTTCTTTCCCTTTTTTCCAACCGTTCATGTAGAAACCGAGAACGGCTTCCGTTGACTGACGGCTCTTCAGCATCTCGGGCGTCACTTCGCTGATCAACTGGCTGCGAACAACCACGTCTTTGGAATCACCTTCGGTTCCACGCAAACGGAGCATGGCATCGATAAGGATTTTCTGTTGGTTGTTCAGCTTGTCATGTTCATCCATATCACGCAAGAACTTGTAGCCAACCTTAGCGGGAGGCGCTTTGGGGGCTTTCGGTGCCTTAGGAACCTTGACTTCGGCTTCACCCTCGGTCTTAGGGGCTTTCTTTCCACGCTTGGCGAGAATTTCCGCGGCCTTAGCCTGAGCGGGATTCAGTTCAACTTGGGTGTCAATCGTTGCAGTATCCATAGTATTCTCCTTATTTTGTGTTTGATGTTGTCATTATTGACTCACATAGACTAATATACACACTATTTTTGCGTTTGTACACTAGTTTTTGAGCGACTTATAATCTTACAGAGCATATCGTTTAACCTCCAACTCGCGTATTCAATCGTTTTACGACGGAATCGACACGGATCGTATTTTCGACCTTTATCACTCCAGCCTGAACTAACGCCCAGAAGTAATAACGGAAGATTCGCATTGGATCTTGTGTCGTTGCAAGCCGCATCTCTCTGAGGTATTCTGGGACCTCTGCCTGAGTAACAGTCGTCACCTTCGCGTTGAACAGAGTTTTAAAGCCGACGGAAAGCAGTTGAGCTTGAGGCGGTAACCGACCCTCATGATCCGCCCCTGTCAATTCGAAGTTCGGTAATCGTGGGTTGTGGTTTCCACGCCCTAGTTTATGGACCGTTGAGTCGACTTTTTGATTTATATTAGCGTGTTTACGAAGGAGGTCCTCCCTATCATCAGTAATTCCGATACGACGTCCTTGAGTAGGAAAGCCAACTAATTCAGTTGGTGGAGCACCTGTTGGTCTGTTGAACTGTTTGGCCAAGGCTTCTTCTTCAGTTTCACGCTTGAGAAGAGGCACGGGAGCGAGGTTATTTATACCTCGAAGTACTATTTCCGGCCATAGTTTGGTGATAATATCGGCCTTAGACTGTCGACCTCGCTTCTTATTGGGATAGAATTCTTGCAAAATCCTGTCAATTGTCTCCCCATCTGCCTTGGCATACAGCTGTTCGGCAGTTGAAAACACAAAGTATCCTCGCTTGTACAGATCCAGTTGAGGCTTGAACTCTCTAATGTCTAAGGTTTCTGGGTGCATCGCTATCTTAGCCACGTGTCACCTCGACTTCATCCGCTAGAATCTTGGATTCAAACCAACGTATGTCACCGGATTTCTTAAATTCTTTGAGCCTGTTCCTCATCTTTAGCACCCACATTGGATCTAATAAGGTTACAGGTTCCTTGGTGTAGTCTCTTGGGTCTCCGCTACCATTGATCATCACCTGCCTCCTTCACACGCTTCAGCTCACTGCTAAAGGCCGCGAAGGTCACGCCGTTCTCGTCTTGTACTCGATGGAACATGTTTCCAACGTCCATGACAATAACTGTCTTGCCGTTGTGTCTATCAGTCACGGGAACCTGAGAATAGAACTTATACACTTCACCTTTATTTATAACCATAGGTTGGTATTTCTAAGCTACAGTCTGCGCTGTAAGACCCGAGACTTAGGACTCGGCTCGCTCCGGTATTGAAGCTGAGGGTCTTAAACAGGGCCTAACCCTGTCCCTTCGATTCTCTACACTCTGAACTTATCGGACCACATCCAGTGCATGACTACCAACCAACCTTGCTCCTCACTCAGCTCCGGGCACGCGGCGACTAACTCTAATACCATCGGCGTTGGGGTCATACCCTCACTCCAGAATTGTTTGAGAAGAATCGCATGCACATCGGTCATGATTACCGGTTTATCTTGGAATGATTGGGTTGAGATCGGTTCGGATTCTGACACTACTGGTTTAGGTTCTTGCATACGGCACCTTGATTCCTTCTTCAGCTTCACGGATCAGGTCCTCAATGAGCTCGAGTCTCTGTTCGTAATCGTACTCACTGATCTCTCCATCCTCGAATTCGACATCAAGCTTTCCACGAATCAGCAACAAGAACTCTAGCTTACTCATACTCTGACCTCGCGCTTATAGTACCGATACCCACCGTATTCGTTATCTAGTCTATCAACGGCACGACTCGCCGCTCTCGACGTCTTATAGGTCCCCATTATCTTGCCGGTCTGACGGTCAATTACCTGAAACATAATAGAATCTCCTTAAATAAGGCGTAATTTACGACTCAATTGAGTCGTAAATTACGGGCGAAGGTGTTTAGAAGTTGACGGTATTTTGGGACTTAGAGGCACAGGTAGGGATGTTTTGGATTACCTTGATGGTATCCCCATTGGTCTTCACATGGACATCACCAGTCTCGGCATCAAGAGCTACGACATTCCGAGCAGACCGGAACTCGGAGATTTCGGCTCCGAGTAAGAAGACTTTGAAATGATGCTTCTTGCCGTCCAGATCGGTGAGGTTTACGTACTGACGGTCATTGGTCAGACAGGCCGCAGGAGTCGTCTCTTTGGTCTTTGAGACGCTTAGGGAGATAGTAGTCAGGGTTAACAGGGTTACTAATTTCATGTTTAAGCCTTTGATATTTGAAGGAATCTGCCTCATCAGTACCGGGAGATTAGCCCTCGGTAGACCCTCTATATAGAGGGTTTCGGCTTATTAGACCTCTTCAGTCACTTCTTCGTCATCCGGAATAGAGTCCCATTCTTCCTCGGAGACGTCCAATTCCGCCTCGGTCATTAAACCGAGGTCCATTTCGACCTGTTTTGGGGTCTTTAGAACTTTAGGTTTTTTGGTTTTTTCGATGGTGATGAAACCGGACTCAAGGAAACCTGGTTGGTAGTATTTAAGGATTAGCCAAGGGTCTTGACGAGTTACCAGGGTTTTGGTGATTTCGGGAAGAATGTCTTCCTTGGTTATTACTTGACCGTCAAAAATCTGTAAAGCTTCCACGAGTTGCTTTTGTTGAGGATTAAGCTTGGCGGGAAGATTGTCTTTGGTTATAGAGTACTTGATTTCCATGTTATTCTCCTGATGTATGAGCTTTATTGCTCATGGTTATAATATACAATGAATTATGAGTAACGTACATAGAAACTTTAAAAGATTTTTGGAACTTTTTGTTCCAGTCTCTTTTTTCGTTTATTAGTTCGTTATTCATATCTATAATATACAACAATATTTGTGCAAAGAACATAGTGCACATGGTTAAATAAAGGTAAATCTTTTTGTGCACTACTTTAAAGTTTAATAGGTGCACAAATAATCTTACTGTTATTTTACTTTGTATTTACTAGTACAATTAAGGATGAAAATAGAAATCTCGACTCGTTTTATAAGATCGGAGGTAACTTGTGGGTCACAGGTGACAGGGTTGTTACTTAGTTTCTTAAGTAGTTCGAATGATTCAAGAAGAAGTGGTTGAATGTCCTCGATTCTTGGAGCGAGACAAAAGTCTTCGTGAGAATAAGGAGTGTCTTGGATAAAGGACCAATAGTTGGCTTCTATTAAATCTATCACGTCACCTCTGTGATATTCGTGACGCATTGCAGAATAGTATTCTACCATAGGAAGTCTTTGCTCCTCAAAGCAAAGATAATAGAAATCGGAAACCTTTGGAAATAGTTTTTCTATGTTGCGAATAATATCTAAAGACATGAGATGCTGTTTTAATTGTGTTCTGCCCATAGTAATAATATAGTACAAATTTTGTTTATTTTATTTCGCTGTGTGATATTTGGAATTCTTAGCGATTTATTTGTGAACCTTGGTGTGTGATTCTCGCGTCTCGAATCTTTGGACAGGGTGATAATGAGGCGAAAAGTGCGGAGAATGTAAATATTGTATTAGTATTAAAACCAAAAATCACAAATAGGGCTACTCTTCGTCATTTTTCTTTCGTATAGCTTTATCTTTTTCTTGATTATCCTGTTAAATGTGATTAATGTTATTGGTATTATTAGAGTTATTGGCATAATAAAATATTAAATAAACGGCCCCCTCTTCGTTATTTTTCGTTCGTATACTAATATAATACCTCAATCACCACACCGGGAATAAACAATAACAAATACCACACTCAACCCCCTGTTAACTCGAAGGTTACTGTAACATCTGAGATACATGTGACAAGAATAATACATCGCGAATCGAGGTGACATCGAAGTTACACGTAATGTAGAGGTTACCAGGTAACGTGCGTGTTACTTAGATCGCAGAGGATAGAGATGCGAGCAGCGAGGTAACGTGCGTGTCACTGTAACATGGATGTTACCGTAACCTGTAGGTTAACAGGCCAAGGGCCCCGGTGTATACACGTTGGAGCCCGCTTCTATAGCGTACTAGTGATAGCTCTACTCCGATGACCATTAACTGAGCACCGAAAACCTAGGGGCGGGGTCCAAGCTACACACTCAGCGACCCAAGTCACATGCGTCGTAAGTACTAGCGACGTAATTAAACTAGTGTACAAAGCCGATTAATTGTAGTATATTAGATATATCGGCATTCTATAAATATGGACACACCAAAATTAAACCCGAGTTCACCAAAATGGAACCCAAATCCACGCGGCAGGAAGCCAGGCTCGACAGTAGCGGCCTTCGAACAGCGGGTATTAACCAAGCGTATCCCTTCGTATATGCGGGATTTTGCAGCAGAGATAATCAAGTCAAACTGCAAGCTGCCTCTCATGTTTCTAATAGAGACCATGAACAACGATACGGTGCCTTTAGATATACGAGTCGATTGCGCCAAAGCCGCTTCGCCTTATATACACCGCAAAATGCCGATAGTAGTAGACATGCCCGCCGAGCAGAACACATCCACCCTGATAATCAATGCTCAGATGGACCGACTGGCGGATCTCACTGATGACGAACTTGCCTCCTTCCTTGCCCTCACTCAACGGGTTGCCAAGCCCCGAATTACTAGCGATGGAGATGGATCGCCGGAAGAGGAACAAGATCAAGAAGTACTATCCGGACAGGGGACCGTTACGGAGGGAGTTATATCAGAAGCACCTGGAGTTCTTTCGGGCGGGGGTGGACAACCGTGAAAGACTTATGCTCGCGGCTAATCGCGTCGGTAAAACAGAGGGTGTTGGTGGCTACGAGACGGTTCTCCACGCTACTGGTCGATACCCTGAGTGGTGGGAAGGAAGACGCTTTGAGCATCCCATCTCAGCTGTATGTTCTGGAACAACTGGAAAAACTACACGAGATATTATCCAAGCTAAACTACTCGGGCCAGTTGGAGAATTTGGGACCGGACTTATCCCACAGGACTGCATTAAGAGACATACTCCAAAGGCTGGAATCCAAGATGCGGTTGAGCTTATCTACCTTGAGCACATTACCGGAGGAACCAGCCTCATCACCCTTAAGTCCTATGACCAACGAAGAGTGGCTTTTGAGGGTGAAGAGAGGCATGTTGCCTGGCTCGATGAAGAACCCCCTCTTGACATCTACACAGAGTGCTTAATAAGGACAATGACGGTCAATGGAATGGTTATCTGCACATTTACACCAATGGAAGGCATGTCTGATGTCGTCATGCTCTATTTGGATAATGGCCTTATTCCTGGGTTCGATTCTTCCGGGTCACGCCTCGATTCCGAGGGAGACTCAGATGAGTAAGTTTGTTGTAATGGCTGGTTGGGATGATGTCCCACATCTAGACAACGCGACTAAAGAAGAACTACTCAAAAGTATTCCCGCCTTTCAACGCGACGCTCGTTCTAAAGGGATTCCTCAGCTAGGTTCTGGAGCCATTTATCCAGTCGGCGAGGATAGTTATAAAATAGCGGACTTCGCAATCCCTGACCACTGGCCTCGTTCTTATGGAATGGACGTAGGTTGGAACTGGACTGCGGCTCAGTGGTATGCCTATGATCTCGATGGTGGTGTTAAGTATATATACCGCGTGTATAAAGCTGGACATGAGCAACCGGCGATTCATGCCGAGGCTATTAAAGCTCCTGGGGATTGGATTCCCGGAGTAATTGATCCCGCGGCCAATATTAGCGGTCAGTTTGATGGCTCAAAGTTGTTTGATATTTACAAGGGTCTAGGGCTCAATATCACTAAGGCCAAGAACTCAGTAGAGTCCGGCTTGCTTAACGTCTGGCAAGACCTCTCAGCTGGTAAAGTAAAGGTCTTTGAGTCATGCACCCCATTCTTCGGAGAGATTCGTTTGTATCGCCGAGATGAGAAAGGTAAGGTCGTTAAGAAAAACGACCATATCATGGATTCGTGGAGATACAATCACGTTTCCGGATTAGCTGTGGCTTGTGTTAAACCGCATGAGACTACTCGTGTCTATGAGAAATCCTACCTCGGGAGGGGCTCATGGATGCGTTAGAAGAAAACAAGTTCAAACAACTTGAGAAAAATGAAGACTTAGGCCAGGAAGACGGCGAAGAAGAGCGAGCCCGTAAACAGAAGATCCTCGATGAGGGTCTTGAGTTGTTTGACGTAGCTAATAAGATTTGGCAAGATGTTTACACAGCTGGAAATGATGATGTTCGATTTATTGCTGGTATTGACCAGTGGCCTCAGAACATTAAGAATGACAGAGAGGGGTCCGGCCGACCCTGTCTAACCATCAACCAGCTCCCACAATTTGTAAGGCAGGTAACCAATGACCAACGCCAAAATCGTCACCGCATTCGTGTCCGTCCTTTTGATGACTCCTCTGATATTGCAACTGCTGAAGTATATCAAGGGCTTGTTCGGCACACGGAAAACATCTCGAACGCGCAGCAAGCGTACGACACGGGCTTCGACTGGGCGGTCCGGGCGGGGTTGGGCTTCTGGAGAATAACGACTGACTACGAAGATGAAGGTTCATTTGAACTAGAAGCCTATATCAAAAGGATCAAGGACATTAATAAGGTCGTATATGACCCATTTATCCAAGAAGCAGATGGTTCAGATGCCAACTTTGCTTTTGTGTTTGAAGACATCCCCAAGAAGGTCTATGAAGAAGACTATCCAAACTCTGCTGCTGTAGGTTATCCTACCAGTGCCTTAAGTGGAAACTCAGTTGGTTGGGTTCAAGAAGAAACGGTCAGGGTAGCCGAGTTTTTTGTTCGTAGGTATACTAAGAGAACCCTAGAGCTCTATACTGATAATCAAGGAAACTTCGTTAAGGTCTTCAAGGATGAAGGTCACAAGATTCCAAAGAATTGGAAAAAGGTTGATTCCAAGAATTTAAAAGAATGCCGCATCGAGTGGTACAAAATGAACGCTGTGGAAATCCTTGAAGAAGGAATCTTCCCAGGTAAATATATTCCTATAGTACCAGACTTTGGTGAAGAGTATCTTATTGATGGAAAGACCATCTACGCGTCGCTTACTCGCTTCTCTAAAGATGCTCAGCAGATGTATAACTTCTGGCGTACAGCTTCAACTGAGATGGTTGCTCTTGCACCTAAGACTCCCTATATTGGAGCTAAAGGTCAATTTAAAACACAAGAATCCAAGTGGGCCTCAGCCAATGTTGACAACCATGCATTCTTGGAGTACGACCCCGTTTCTATAGATGGTCACCTAGCGCCTCCTCCGCAGCGCCAGCCATTTCCTTCTATACCTACTGGGGTAACTAATGAGATTAATCTTGCTCGCGAAGATTTATATCAAACAACGGGTATCTATCCGTCGGCTCTTGGTCAAAAGAGCAACGAAACTACTGGCGTCGCTATTCGGAACAGACAAACAGCGTCTCAGTTGTCGAACTATCACTTCATGGATAACCATGGTCGAGCTGTTGCTTATACTGGTCGTATACTCTTGGGTATATACCCAGTTATCTATGACACAAATCGTCGAGTTCGTATTCTCGGCGAAGATATGCAAGCTAAGATCATTGAGATCAATAGGTTAACACCTGATCAAAACGGTAACTACTATACCCTAGGAGTAGGTAAGTACGACGTTTATGTGGACTCAGGCCCCTCATTTGCTTCTAAACGTGAAGAAGCATCTGCTTTGATGGTAGAACTAGCTAGAGCTAATCCTGGGATGATTGATGTTGCTGGGGATATTATTGCTCAAAATTGGGATGTCCCAGGATCACAAGAACTAGCCAAACGACTACGTAAAGCTATTTCCCTGAAGAACCCAGGTCTTATACCTCCAGAAGAACTTGAGAAGATAGAGCAATCTGGTGAAGAGAAGATGAAAGAAGCTATGATGCAGATGCAGCAGCAAACTGCTGAGGCAACTCAGCGCTCTGCACAATTGCAACAAGTTGTAGCTGATCTTTCTCAAAAATTAATGGATTGTCAAGCACAGTTAGACGACAAGTCAGCCGAAACTGCTGCTAAACTTCGTATTGCTGAAATGGACGTTGACGCTAAACTGCAGATAGCCATTATTAATAAGATGGACCCCAAGATTATTGGGGATATGCAGGGTCAACTCAAAGACCTTCGCACCCGTATGGCTGAGCTCGGGCTTGCGCAAGAAGAAAAAGAACTCGGCCCGGAAGCTGCACTGCCTGCAGAGAGTGCCCAACAGGGACCAACTGACGCTAATCCTCCTAGTGAGGCTCCGCAGGAGTTGGAATCAATGGGTCAGCCCGTCGAGGAGACGTAAAAATGAGTAATGTTGCAGATGAAAATGAAGACTTGTCATATCTTAATTCCGAAGAAGGCAGCGATGCTGATAATCAGGAACCCAAAGGTGAAGTACCTAAGGAAGATGTAGAAGGTAGTGAAGATAAGGAATCTAAGGAAGGTGAAGACGAGAAGAAACCTAAAAGCGATCGTTCGGGTAAAAGGATTAGAGAGTTATTGCGTAAAAACAAGGAACTCGCGAGTCAATTAGCTCAATCGGCGCCAAAGGGAGAATCTCAATCTTCTAGTTCAAGTGAAGAAGATCCAGAACCAGACGAAAACGATCCGAAGTTTAAAGAACCTAAGGACTATCATAAAGCTTTAGGGGCTTGGGCTGGACGTCAAGAGGCTAAGAAGACTCTTAATGGCCAAACGGAAAGAGAAGCTCGTAAACAAGCGCAAACGTTTGAAAGCGAGTTATTCGACGCCTGGGAAGATAGGGAAGATACTGCTCGAGGACGTTATCACGACTACGATGAAGTCGTTCATGAGAACGATGAAGTCAAGGTTAGTGGTCACATGCGCGCAGCTATGCTTCGTACTAAAAATGGACCAGACATTGCTTACTATTTAGGTAAAAATCCTCACATTGCGGACAAAATTGCTCGCATGAGAGATCCTTATGAACAAGCTACTGAGATTGGTCAAATATCTGCGCGATTGACAACCCTGTTATCACCAAAAAAGACGAACGCACCCAAGCCAGTGAATTCCGGCACAAGGCGTGGAACGGTGGTACCTAGTGGTCTTCAAGACAAACTCTCAACTGATGAATGGATGCGTCGTCGAAACGCTGACATAGCTAAGCGTGGAAATTAGCTAGTTTGTTTTAAATTTTTAAAAAGGAAAGAAAATGGCAGATAATACACTATTGACCCCAACGGCCATCACGAGAGAGGCACTTCGTGTGCTGCACTCGGAGATGCCGTTTATTCGGGGTCTAAACCGTCAGTACGATTCACAGTTTGCAAAAACTGGAGCAAAGATTGGTCAGAACTTGACCATCCGTATGCCCAACAAGTTTCCAGTTCGAACTGGAAAAACCATGCAAACCAATATAGTTTCTGAGGCTTCTCAGATTCTCACCGTGGCTACGCAAAAAGGCGTGGACATGGATTTTTCGGCAATTGAACTTACTCTTACCATCGATGAGTTCAGCAAACGATATTTGCAACCCGCAATGTCCCGTTTGGCTGCTGAAATCGAATCCGATGTTCTCACGAGCGTCTTGCCCCTGATCAATGCTCGCGTTGGTACTGCTGGTACTAACTTCACCGACATCGCAACTCCTCTCGCTGCTCAACAGAAGCTGAATGAGCAGCTTGCCCCTCGTATGGGTCGAAACATTATCCTTACCCCTGGAGCAGAAGCTTCTGGTGTTAAGGCTATGTCTGGCTTGTTCAATCCGAACGGCAAGGTAAGCGACGCCTTCAACAACGCAATGGTACCAAGTGGTTCTTTGGGATTCAAAAACTGGAATATGTCTCAATTGACACCTTCCATTCTTTTTGGAAGCACCACGGACACCACGCCTATTGTTAACGGTGCAGTTTCCTCCGGTTCGACCTTGGTTCTTTCTGGTTGTACTGCTAGCGGTACTCTAAAGGCCGGTCAGACCTTCACGGTTGTTGGTTGCTACGAAGTTAACCCAGAAACTGGTACTGCTTATGGTGACTTGAAGCAGTTTGTAATCACAGCCGATGCAACTGCTACTGGCGGTGGTGCTCATACCATTTCCTTTGCTCCTGCAATCGTCATCACTGGCGTAAATAAGAACTGCTCTGCTGCTATGGCTAATGGTGTAGCGGTATCGTTCTTGCAGACTGGCGCAATAAACACTAACTACGGACTGAGTTTGGCATTCCAAGAAGACTTCATGACCTTCGTGTCTGCTGATCTTGAATTGCCTACCGACGCTCATTTCGCAGCTCGCGAAGTGTTTGACGGAATCTCTATGCGCATTTGGCGCGCTTCGGAAATCATCAATGATCAGTTCCCTTGCCGTATCGACGTTCTTTACGGGAAGAAAGTGCTTCGCGATAACCATGCCGTACTAATCTACGGTAAATAAGAAAGGATGTGACAAATGGGAACTAAGTATAAACACCTCTCAGACCTCAATCCTGATGGAACCATGTTTGGCCAAAGCACAGCTGACCTTATTGGTCACTATGGTGTGGCTCCGGTTGCTCAGCGAGCTTCTTCTAACCAAGCGACTACGAACATTGCGGTTTCCACTTCGTTCGGAGCTACCCAACTTGCAGTGATCCAAGAGATCATGAACACGTTGACAGCTCTTGGTCTTTGGAAAGGCGCAGCCTAAGTCATGAAGGTTATTTTCTGCAACCCATCCCTTTCAGGCCCAACTAAGCCATATATTAGGTCATTGGAGAAATCCATCCCCCTAATTAAGGCCGCTGGTTGGGAAGAAGGTATAGTGCACGAAATTGGGAATCCATATATTTCTGCAGCTAGGGCTATAATGACTCGCAAAGCACTCGATGCTGGCGCAGACGTTATAATTTACCTAGACTATGATTTAGGCTGGAGACCCAAAGACTTGCTTACTCTACTTGAAACTGAAGGAGACGTGGTTGCAGGAACCTACCGATTTAAGCAAGACGAAGAAAAGTATATGGGGGCCGTCTGTACTACATCAGGCGGTTACTCACGTTTAAGAAAAGACGGAGCTATTTACGCAGATAGAGTTCCAGCAGGCTTTTTAAAAGTAACAAGAAAAGCTATTTGGAAGTTTATGGAAGCATATCCAGACCTTGTGTTTGGAGATAAATGGAATCCATCTATTGACTTATTTAACCACGGAGCCCACAAGGGTGTATGGTACGGAGAAGATTACGCCTTTAGTCGCAATTGGATTGATTGCGGTGGGCAGATGTTCATCGTTCCAAACCTCGATATAACCCACTACGCCAAAGATAAAGATGGCAAGTATATCGGGTATAAAGGTAACTTCCACAAGTTCTTACTTCGCCAACCGGGAGCACGCAGATGACTGTTCTTGAGTTAGTAAAGAAGTCTTTCTTACTTTGTGGAATTGGCTCTGCTATTGATCCTTTAGAAGGAGAAGAAGCAAATAACGGCCTTGACGCCTTAAATGCTATGTTGGATACTATGTCCAATAACAGGCTGATGATATTCAACATGAATGCAGAAAACTTTCCAATAGTTGCAAACACTGCAAGCTATACAATTGGTTCAAGTGGAGTTTTCAACACAACTCGTCCACAGCGATTAGAGAGTGCCCAAATTAGAGACTCGAATAACGTCGATACTCCCCTTACTCTACTAAATGACCAAGAGTACAGGGAAATTGCTTATAAAGCGCAAACTCAAGACTATCCACAGAAAATCTTTTACCATCCAACATACCCTCTAGCAACTATCTATCTTTGGCCTGTGCCAACCAACGCAGCCACCCTGTTCATTACTTCGTGGAAACAGTTTGCTCAGGTAACTTTGGCTACGACACTAGCCTTACCTGCAGGTTACCAAGAGATGTTAGAGTATAACCTAGCTCCTAGAATAGCTGACCTGTATACAAAAGGAGTCATATCTGCCTCTGTGGTTAGACTAGCGAAAGAACTTAAGGCTGGAATAGAGGATACTAACATAGTTACTCCAAAACTTAAAGTTGATCTTGGTTTAATGCCAAATAAACAAGTTTGGAGTATATATCGTGGCTAGGATTCCAATAGGTATAGTTGGTGAAGCCTATACTCGTAAAGGGTCTATAGACACTCAACGGTCAATAAACTGTTTTGTAGAAGTTAACTTAGTTAATAGTAAATCAAGGATGTCGTTACTTCGTCGTCCAGGTCTTAGTTTATTTACAACTGTTACAGCGGTTGGAGCGGTTAGAGGTACGTTCACTACTTCTAGCGGACGTTTTTTATCTGTGGTTGGGACTGAATTATCTGAAATAAGCTCTACTGGTGTTGTAACAAGTAGAGGAACCCTTTCATCTGCCTTTGGTGTTGTTAAGTTTGCAGATAATGGTGTAATTGCAGTTTTAGTAGATGGTCCAAATGGCTATGTTTTTAATTTAACTAGCAACACGCTTACTCAAATAGTAGACGTAAATTTCCACGGTGCTAATTCAGTTATATTTAAAGATGGCTACTTTATCTTTGATTGGCCTGCAACACAAAACTACTATTTTTCACCCATCTATTGGGATGGAGTTATACCGTTTGATGGACTTGATTATGAAGTAGCAGAATCAAGTCCAGACCAAGTACTTTGTGTCGGTAAAAATGGAAATGAGCATTGGGTATTTGGAGCTGCTACATATGAAGTTATAGGAAATACCGGAAATCAACTTACTCCGTTTCAACCAATTCAGACGTATGAAGTAGGTATTGCAGCTAAGCATAGTCTTGCTCAAATCAATAACTCACTTTTTTGGCTTGGTTCAAGTAAAGAAGGTCAAGCAGTTATCTATAAGAGCAATGGTTATCTTCCTCAACGCATAAGTACACACGCGATAGAAGAAGACATTCTTTCTTATTCCAGCCTTGACGATGCAATTGGATTTACTTTCCAACTAGGCGGGCATTACTTCTATGTTATTACATTTCAGTCAGGAGACCGTACTTGGGTATATGACCTAACTACAGCTTTATGGCATGAGTGGACATATAGAGATCCAATATCTGGTATTGAAGGACGATGCCGAGCAATCAGCTATACTTTTTTTAATGGTAAAAACTATGTTGGAGACATCTCAAACGGGCGTATATTTGAATTAACTACTGCGTCTTACTCAGACGATGGTGACCCTATAGTCATAACGCGTAGAACACCACACGTTCATAAAGATAGGCGTCGAATTATTGTTTCTGAAGTTGAGTTTGATATGAAAGTGGGCGTTGGACTAGTTAGTGGTCAGGGTAGTGATCCTAAAATGCAATTTAGAGCTTCAAGAGATGGTGGTAATACTTGGGGAAGTTATCGTGAACTATCGATTGGTAAAATGGGAGAATATACTAAAAAAGTTGTTGCTCGCCAAGTTGGTATGGCTTATGACTGGGTATTTGAAATCAGGGTGTCGGACCCAGTTGACTTTGTTATGAATGGTTCATATGCAGAAATCGAGGTTCTACCATGAACCCAATTAATAACTACCCAGTTAAAAATGCCTTACTAGAAAATGATGCTCTTGTACAACCTTGGTCAACTTGGTTTCAAAGCATAGTTAACACACTTGGATTTAAAAATAACCATGGTCAAGCATGGATGCCAGTTGTATCTGGATTAACAACTGCTGGTAGCGTCACAATTAGTGGTCACTATAGTAGAATAGGTAATATACTAGTAGCCTCTATTAAAATCGCTACTAGCGGCGGAGGTACTAGCGCTTCCGTTCTTGGTACTACTTATTTAACTTTACCATTTACACTAATACAAGAAACAACTTTTACAGTAGTTAATCTTACAACTAAGGCAAGTCTTGGTGTCTGTCTAGCTCAGGGCAATAGGGTGTATGTCCCTGCGTGGTTAGCAACTACTGACAATATTCTAATTTCAGGTTCGGGGTTAACTGATGATTAATACAACAGTTGCAACACCTGAAGATATGGACATGGTTAGAGCAATTATGGCCCACCCCAAGGTGTGGCCTTGGATTTCTGATGACCACTCGCCAAGTGTCGAGAGCTTTACACCTTCCGCAAACCCTGTCATCACGTACTTATTACTTGACGACGGTGAAGAGTGTCTTGGTCTCTATATGTTGTTTCCTTACTCAGCTACCTGTTGGGAAATACACACCTGCCTACTTCCTAGGGGCTGGGGTAGTATTGGACTTGAGTGTGCAAAAGCAGTCCTAGATTGGTTGTTTAACAACACTCCTTGTGAAAAACTTATCTCATGGGTTCCTGAAGACAACGACTACGCTTATAAGTATTCAATCAACGCTGGCCTTCGACTTGAGGGTGTTAATGGTAAAAGTGTAAGAAGAAACGGAAAACTCTTAGACCAGAGTTTATTCGGGATAACAAAGGAGAGTTGGAAATGCCTGCCGCAGTACCAATAGCCATAGGAGTCGCTGCCATTGTTGGTGGTGGGGTTAATGCTTATTACGGATACAAGGGGTCAATGCGTGCAGCTAGAATGCAGAGAGATTCTGCAAACAAAGCTTCTGATACGCAATTAAGGATGTTCGAGCAAACTCGAGCTGATAATCAACCTTGGCTTGATTCGGGTAAAGATGCTTTAGGTAAAATGAACGAAGCTTTTGCTAGAGGTGACTTTAGTAAGGAATATGGAGGTTCATTTGATCCTGGTTCATTTGATGGAGGAAGTTTTGACGCAAGTCAATACAAAGAACCAACATATGAAGGGGTAGGAGCTTTTGACCCGAACTCAATTCTACTCGATAAAGGTTCTCAATTTAGGATGGATCAGGGCATACAAGGTCTAGACCGCTCTGCTTCGTCAAGAGGTGGGGTTCTTGGCGGTGGTCAGAAAAAAGCGGTGTTAAGTTTTTCGCAAGGTTTGGCTAGTGAAGAATATGGAAACGCTTTCAATCGAGCCTATGGAGCCTATAGTAATCAAAGACAGTTCGATTATAATAGATTCTTAGGGGACCAGAACCAGTTTAACACTAATCGTGGATTTGGTTATAATAAGTTTAGCAATGATCGCAACTTTAACTATGGAAACTTTGTTGGCAACCGTGACTTCGGATACAACAGCTTCTTAAATGACCGCAACTTGTTTTATGGAAATCAGAACCAAGCCTTTAATCGTTATGCTTCGATGTCTGGTGTTGGTCAAGCTACTGCTCAAAACCTAGGTCAACTTCGTTCTAGTCTTGGAGCACAGCTTGGTGACAATATTACTGGAGCCGGTAACGCCATGGCTGCAGGAGCTGTTGGTTCAGCTAACGCAATTAGCGGAGGAATTAACTCAGGAATAAATGGTGTAACTAACGCGTTCCTGTTGTCTCAGATGGGCAAAGGAGGGGTTAAATAATGGCCGTTGATGCAAGTATTGCTCTAAGAACTCCTCAGGTTCAGCAAACAAATCCGTTTGAAACCGTGAATCAAATGATGTCTTTACAGGCAGCTATGGCTCGTAATCAACAAACTCAAGCTGAGATGCAGCAATATAAACAAGACCAGGCTGAGAATCAAGCTATTGGCGAGGCCTTAAAACGCAATGTTAAGCAAAATGAAGATGGTTCAACTGGAGTTGATTATACTAGAGCTCTTGGAGACATCTATAAGATAGCTCCACAAAAAGCTATGGTCATTGAAGAACAGATGCGCAAGTCTGCTAACAACTCAGAAGAGCAAAAGATAAAGACTCAGCAACTAGGTCTCGACGCAAAAAAGGTAGACCTTGAAGGAACCAAGACGGCACTTGACTTTAGCAAACTTGACTTAGATACAAAGAAGCTTTTACTAGAAAAAGCTAAGTTTGAAAACGACGCTATTGGAAAAATAGCTGGTGGAGTAAATGACCAAGCCTCATATGAATCCGCCCTGTTACGCGGCAAAGCTCTTGGATTAAACGTAGACCATTTGCCTAAGCAGTACGACCCAAAAGTTATTGACGGAATCATAAAACAAACTTTGACAGCTAAAGATCAACTTGACCAAAAGAATAAAGAAGTTGACCAAGCTGAACTTGAAAGACACCATAAAGCAGGCGAAGCTATTCAAGGTGGGAATACAGCCAATGCTGAGACGTATCGCTCGTTTACTGTAGCTGATAAGATAAATAATGATATTCAGCAGTTGTCTAAAACTCACCTCCAGTCTCGTGACTCGTATAAGCGTATTATCAACTCATATAAGAATCCAGACTCAGCTGGTGACCAAGCTCTTATTTATAACTACGCAAAGATGCTTGATAATGTCGGTGCTGTTCGCGATATGGATTATGCCACTATTGCCGGTATGGGTAACATATTTGATAATGCTGGAGCTATTATCAAACGAATCCAGAGTGGTGAGAGACTTACGGAATCAGTTAGAGACCAGATATTTAATAGAGCTCAGAGACTATATGAAGGTTCAAGAAGTTCGTATCTTGAGACCAAAAAGACCGTTGACCAAAATGTTCAATATTGGAAGAGTAAAGGTCTCTTAGATAAAGAATGGAACTCCTATGATCCAGATCCAGGAGTAGACCCAACTAATCCAAATACATATAACTCCAATCCAGCAGGTCCTGGAGGTAAAGCAAGACCTGGACTTCCTCCACCTAGACCTCCAACTCCTATGCCATATTCACCTGGTAAAATGGATTTAACTGATGATGGAAAAGGTGGATTTATATACGACGATGGAGAACAATAATGGCTGATGCAACAGACGTTACATCAACAGAAGGACGCGTCCCAAAAGATAGCGTTCGAATCTTTGTTAAAAGACTAGGTAAGGACTTTTATTTACCGAGGTCTTGGTCGCGTGAAAAAATAAAAGATCATCTGGACTCGGTGATATCATACACTGAGAAAAATAAACCCCAGCAAATGCAGCCAGATGCAACTACTGAAGACTACATTTCCGCAGAACGTCAAAGGATGTTTGATAAAGAGTCTCCAGGTGGTAAATTACTTGCTGGGTTAGGTTCTGGGTTGTATCAATCATATAAAGGAATTCAGCAACTAGCTGATCAAACAGGCAATGTTCTAGGCGTTATACCTAAGTCCAGAACCGAGGAAGTTAACCAACAAGTTGAAGATGTATTAGGACCATACCACGATGCAGCTCAGAATAGTGGATTAGCAAGCACCGGTGAATTTGTTGGACAAGTATTGCCAACCCTAGCAATGCCTATAGCAAAAACTATTCCTGGAGCCGTTGCTTCAGGAGTCGCAGCTGGCGCAACGCAATATGACCCTACAGGTAAATCTAGAGCAATGAATGCTTTAACTGGTGGTGCTGGTGGCGGTGCTTTTGCTCTTGCTGCCAGAGGGCTCAACAAGACTATCAACTCAGTCAATGGTAAGATAGCCTCTCCTGCAGCTAAAGAAGTAGTAGATCTTGCAGATAAGCACGGCCTATCCACCCTGACATTCGGCGAAGCTACTAGTAAAACAATTCCTCAAAAAGCTGAGAACATGCTTGAAAATGTGCCGGTTTTAGGAACAGAGGGAATGCGTCGTAAAGGAGCTGAACAGCTCACAGATGCAGCAGAAAACGTTTCAAATAATCTCCGTGAAGAGATGATTAATACAAAGTTTAAAGGACTCCAAGACCTTCAAACCGCCGCCGCTGGGACAGGGAAAAGAGCTGCTGTGGCTAAGAACCTACTGCAAGCAACTGTAGATGCTGGAACTGATTGGACTCAGGTCGTTAAGACTTCAGGTGGAGTTAAGGCCTTCAGAGCTAAACTTATTGCTGATAAACTCTATGACGATGTTGGAGCAAAGTCGGGAACTGGGTTTATTAAAATAGCTAATACTCGCACAGCTATTGCAGATGCTATCAAACAAGAAAGCGGTTCTCTCTCTCCAGATATTAAAACAGTTAACTTTCTTACAAAGCTTCAAGAGACTACAAGCAAGGCTCCTCGTTTTTCTCAACTCCGTGAACTACGTTCTAAGCTAGGTTCAATGATTGAAGATGCTAGTTCTGGAGAAAACGCTCTTGTAGGTAAACCCGGAATAAAAGCACTTTCTCAAGTTAAAGAAGGAATCGAATCTGACATAGAATCTCTGGTTGCAACTCGCCCAGCACTTAAAAAAGCTTATGACAGGGCTAATAAGTTCTATGCAACCCAGGTTGCTCCATATAAGTCAAAAGCACTAGCTGAAGCCTATACTACAAAAAATGCAGATGAGATTGCTGGTAAATTTATGAGTCTAGGCAAAGAGGACCTTGCTGAAACGTTTTATGGTTCATTAGACAAAAAAGGTCAAGCAGCCGTAAGGTACGGAGTAGCTACTAAAGCTCTAGATGAGTCAATGAATGCAACTACCGGAACCATTGACCCAGTCAAATATGTTAAGAGTTTGGATAAGATTAAGGAAGCTAAGGGTGTCTTCTTTAGTGGGCCAGATAAGTGGGAATTGACGGGGTTTGAAAAGCTCCTTCGCCACACCCCAAGATATGGAAAGATAGGGAGTCAAGCTTCGGGTTCTCAAATCTTACCTTTCTTAATGATGACAGTGGGAACAGTTGGCACTAAACCACTAGTCGCAGCCGCGGCTAGAGTTCTATTCACAACAAAACCTGGGCGCAACTGGTTACTAGCTGCAAGTGACTTAAAAGTAGGTTCTCCAGGTTGGCAAAGATTAATAGATGAGATGCAAGGTCAATTACCAAAATTGGCAGCTGTAGAAGCTACCAATTTACAAGATAGGAGTAAGTAATGGGTTCTCCAGTCCCTTTTGTTCTTCCACAGTATTTCGGAAATACAGCAGCTTTTCTATCAGCTGGAACCCTTGATTTCTACGCAGCTGGAACAGTAGTTAGAAAGAATACCTACTCAGATATTGCTTTAACTACTCCTAATGCTAACCCAGTAGTTCTTGATTCTACTGGCCGCAAGAGAATCTACCTTGAAGAAGGTTCTTACTATATAGTACTAAAAGATTCTTTAGGCAATACTATTTGGTCTGAAGACAACGTTCCAGGGTCTACTGGTAGCGGTGTAGCTTCATATCAAACAGTTGAATCTATCGCAGACTTAAAGGCTCTTGCTTCTGGAAGTTCTAGCTATGTTCTCGTTGGCGGGTACTATGCTAATGGAGATGGCGGAGGTGGGTTATTTTATTGGGATAGTGTTAATACATCTGCTGACAACGCTGGAACTATATTTTTACCAAATAGTACTCCAGCAACTGGTCGTTGGGTAAGGCTTTATTCGGGAGCAGTAAACATACGTTGGTTTGGGGCTGTTGGAGATGCTGTAACAGATGACTATACGGCGATTTTTAAAGCAAATGCCTACGTTCAGACACTAGCCCTAGGAGGAAACCTATTCTTCCCCGCTTCTTCTGGAGCTTACTTATTTCAAACTAACCTAGTCTTTGGGACAAAGGTTGTAGTAACTAGAGAAAAAGGAGCTATGCTAACTAGTGCAGGCTTACTTATAACCTTCTCAACAAAAATTGAACTTGGGAATACTCAATTCTTTTCAAGCACTGTTGGTCTCATAACGTTTAAAGGGGCTGGCCCAATTCTACCTGAATGGTGGGGAGCTACTGGAGATGGGACCACTGATGATACTGCAGCGATACAAGCTTGCGTAGCTTCTACAGAAGTTCTCGGTGGGGAGATTTCTTTTGATGGACATGGGATATACGTCCTTAAGATGGTATTCATTACAATAGGAAAGCTCAAACTGCAAGGTAATGGCTGTACCTTAATACAGAACCATGACCCCGTAAACTCTATTGATACCAGTGGAAGTGGACTAGGCTACTACAAATGTTCAAATGCTTTCTTCATAAAGAGAGGAGCTGTGGATGTAGAGATAACCCAGTTTATTTTTACTACTGGAGCAGCTTTCCCAGCCTCTGCCTTTACTGCTGGGTATGGTTCTTACTTTGCAAGTATAGCTGGACAGCATTTCGATAGACTATACATCCACAATAATAAGTTCTTAGGAGCTAATTTTAGGGCGTTGTTTACTCAAGCAGGAAAAAACATAAGACTTGAAGATAATTATGTAGAGAATTGTGGGCTGACAATACATATCGGCTATCTTCTCAACTCTTTGCTCTATGACAGCTCTACAGACATCTCTATTAAATATTCCCCTGAAAATGTTTCTGTATCTAGAAATACTTTTAATGGCTACTCAACTTTGTACCTTACTACTTGTCTATTTTTAACTGGAGCTATTCGTATAACTGTAAAGGACAATAAACTTTACAATATGAACGAAGCTACTGCTCTTCGCCCTTTAATAATCTACTCCAATGACTATGGACCATTTGATTCTACCGGAGCTGCGTTATCTTATATTGAAGGGGAAGTCTCCGGTAACCAAATCTCAGGTACTTTTCTTGCTGGACTAGAGATAAACGGGCACTCTGTAGCTTCTGTGGCCACCTGGGATAATAGTTATAGAATGAGAATCGCTGTCCACGATAATGTTGTTCGAGGCACAGGCATAGGTATCAAGTTAGACAGAGTACGTGGAACAATTGTACAGGATAACTATGTCACAGTTACTGGTTCGGCCCTGTACCTTTCTTCCTTTATGGACGATGTTCGAGTGGAAGGAAATACTTTTGAAACTACTTCTGCTGGGACTAATCAACAGACAATATACAGTCTATGGTCTGCTGGTGCAACAGATTGGGTATTCTCTAGGAATAGAGTTATAACTCCAACTGGGGACCAATATGCTATAAATGCTTCCGCAAACCTTATTGGGTTAGTAATGGAAGATAACGTATTTGAGTTCAATTCTACAGTAGCTTCTTGTCGAATGGTTATCCTAAAACTAGGTGGGGACTCAAGAATAAAGGGGAATCGAGTCTATTTCAATTCTTCTGTTACTGGAGTGTCTTTATTCGTCCTAGATGGAAATACTAACTTAGGGAGAATGACTCTGGCAGATAACATCTTGATTTCCTCTGCTGGAGCTGGAGCGGCTTCTCTAAGGTTCTGCAGTGTTGCAACTTTCTTAAGTATTATTGCTGTAGGAAATATCTGTGGAGCATTGGTACTGGAGGATACCGATACAATTATCGTTAAAGATAATATCTTAATCCTACCTAGTAGTAATACTGCTAGTGGCATAACTTGTGACAACTCTGGATATGCTGCAAAAGCCTACGTTCAGTGCCATAATAATAGAGTGTTGATGCCAGCAGCCCTGAATGTCCCCTGCATTGAGATTATCTCCAATAATGATGGCACCAATAATACTAAGTCTAAAGTGTTCTGCAACTTCGTAGAAGGTAACTCCTCTGGAGTCTTAATTAGACAAACTGTTCAAGGACTTATACAAGCTTTTGAAAATGCCATAGTAAATAATGGAGCTGGTGGAGTCTTAGTTGGTGTAACAGCTTCTGCTGTGTTGCTTGTAGATTTCCAAAGTGCCGTAACAATGCCGCTAACTCTAGGAGTTACTGGTCTGCTGACTGCAATTGGTGGGATACAAATAACAGGAGGCAATGAGCTTGTTGGAGGGATTAACAAAAGTGCTACTGCGGGTCTGCTAATAGCTGGTGTAACTGGTTCAACGAACGACATCACAGTAGACGACCCTGCAGGTGGAACCGTATTTAAAGTCCCTACTGGGACTAAGGATGTAATTGGAAACGGAAAAATTCAATCAACTGCACCTGATAAAGGGGTAGGGTATGCTACTGGAGCAGGGGGAACGGTTACTCAAGCCACTAGTAAAGCTACAGCAGTTACGTTGTCTAAGGTCTCTGGTGAGATAGTTACACATAATGCACTTCTAGCTGCTGGAGCAGTAGTGTCCTTCACGTGGACGAATACCACGATTGCAGCAGCAGACGGTCTAGTTCTAGCTAATAAGGCTGGAGGAACTGCAGGGGCCTATCATTTCGATTACCAGTGCGCAGCAGGCTCTGCTGTAATCACAATACGTAATCTAACTGCTGGTGGACTTTCCGAAGCTATAACAATCGGATTTCAAGTAGTTAAAGGTGTTACATCTTAGTTTGGAGGATAGTTGGAGTTCAAGGGATTTAAGATAGATTTCAATGCACTAGCCCTGTTAATCACAGCAATAACAACTGCATTCTCGACCTGGAAAGGGTACAAGAATCGCAAAAATAGAAGGAAGTAATTATGGACAATGAAACAATAAAACACTTGCTCTCGGTTCTAAACAATAGTGTACTTCCTTGGTTTATTCTTGCGACAACTTCGTTATTCTTTTTTCTAGTGTTATTGATTAAACTACTCAGAGTAGCATAGAGGAGATATATGATAGGCGGTAATCCCTTTGGAATAGATACTAAACAAGCAAAGAAAGATAAGGTAGAATACAAGATACTTCTAGCTTTATTTGCTGTGAATACCTTTATTAATTCACTCTTATTGATTTGGCTGACCTGCAAATGAGTGACAATAACAAGGTTCAAGTAGCTCGTAGTGGAAAAATAAACGAGTCGCTGACTGAGATTCAGTTGGCTAAGTTTAATATAACTAGAAAAGTATTTATGCTCTACAATAGTTCATCTGGAGTACTTGTAATTGGACTAGGTCCAAACGCGGTATCTGCAACTGATTATACTTGTAAAGTATTTCAAAATGGATTTATAGAACTTGATGGTTGGGCTGGAGAAGTTAGAGGATATTGGGAAACCGCACCTGCGGATGGAGGCGCTTATGTTACTGAAATTTGTTAGTCTTATATTAACCCTGTTAACATTGTCTTTTGGAGTTGTCTCCTATCCACCGAGTTCCGGTGGAGGAGGCGGAAGTACTCTTGCACAGGGGTCTGCTACTCCAGGACAACTAGGAACCTTAACCTTTGGCGCAGCAACCACAGCTGCTCCTTCATATACTACTGGATTTAGTTATCCATTCTCTATGAATCTTTCAGGTGGACTCAGGGTAGATGGAAGTGGCGTTACTCAACCAGTCTCCGGTACGTTCTGGCAGGCGACTCAACCAGTCTCCGGAACTGTGACAACTACTCCTCCTTCTAATGCCTCTACTAATATCGCTCAGATTAATGCGGTCACTCCTTTAATGGGTAATGGGGTTACAGGAACAGGAAGTCAGAGAGTCACTATTGCTTCTGATAATACTGCTTTTACTGTTAACGCTGCTCAATCAGGAACTTGGACAGTTCAGCCAGGAAATACTGCAAACACTACTGCTTGGCTTTTTGCTGGTGGAAAAACTAACAATGCTGCAGTTCCAGGAGCAACCAATCTAGGAACACTGGACAGGATAGCAAATGCGGCTAATCCATTATGGACAGAAGGTAATTTAGTTGCTGGCTCAGTGCTCCTAAATGGTGCTCAACGGTCAGATATTACTACCATACTAGGTACTGCTCCAACTACAGCAGGTAAGATAGATTTTAAAGGAGCAGATGGAGATGTCTTCGTAAGACAAGCAACTGCTGCTAACCTAAATGCTACAGTAGTAGGAGGTAAGACTCATAATAACGCTGCTCCAGGAGCAACTAACGTAGGAGCCCTGGTAGCAGTTGCCACTGCAGCAGCTCCTTCATGGACAGAAGGAAATTTAGTAGCACACTCTACTAACTTAGTTGGGGATACTAGGTCTATATCAAAGATAACTGATGGCACTACCACTGCTGGGGTAATAGCAGGGACTACAGCACTTAAGACAGACATGTCAAGTGTAGCTGGAACAGCTACCTCCACTGCTGCTGCGGGTGTACAGAAAGTAGGCATAGTAGGAAATGCTAATGCAGCTTTTGATGCGGCAAATAATGCTACTGCTCCTGCTAACGTAGTTGTTGCTGGATTTGAGATACAATCAGGAGCTACTGCAACTGCAGGAACTGCTGGTCAAGTACGAAGAGGGGTAGCAGGATTAGATGGCGTACAGTACGCCAGAATTGGCGGTCCGGTTACTTGGTCTTGCTTCGTAGAGGCTGTAACTGCAACTACACAATGTCAAGCAGCACCTGGAGCTGGATTAAAAGCCTATGTTACTTCTATGTCTTGCTCAAATGAAGCGGCTACTGTTCAGACAGTAGATGTTGTGTTTGGTACGGGAGCAGCTTGTGTTACCGGAACTACAGCACTTACGCATAAGTTTCAATTTGGGACTAATGCAACTACTACTAGTCCTTTTGAAATAACACATACCTTTATGTCGCCACTAAATCCTACAGCAGCTAACGCAATATGCCTTAGACCTTCTGCTGCAACAGCTTTTGGGTGTACGTTAACGGGCTATACAGCCCCATAAGGAGGTGATCTCAGTGAATAAATACTTTAAACCAACTTCAGTTACATGGTGGGGAGGTGTTGGTCTTCTAATACTAGGAATCGTTGAATCCTACCAAACCAAATCTTTATCTCCTAAGCTTGGAGAAGCTTTAGTGGCTATCGGACTTCGCGGCGCTATTTCTTAAATCCATTGTTTCCAATCTACTCCAAGCACTACGTCAGCAATTTCTTTATTGCTCCGTAGTGCTTTTATTATCTTCTCGTCCACAGTACCCTTAGAGACAAGATCGACGTAAGTCACTGACTTATCCTGGCCAATCCTATGCGCGCGATCCTCTGATTGAAGTCGCACCTCAAGTTCATAGTTGTTACTGTAATAAACCACGAGACTAGCCGCAGTAAGAGTTAACCCATACGCCCCAGATTTATTACTCACAAAGAAACGAATCTTTCCATTTTGGAACCCTTCAACCGCAACCACCCTGTCATCGCTCGAGGTATCACCATAATAAGTAACTACAGTGTCTCCACCATATTCTCTTGCTATGGCATCTGCTATCTCTTTGATGTTAGCCCTATATGTAGCCCATATGATTACCTTACCGGGAGCCTCTTCTAAGACTTCTAGTAAAGCCTTGATTCGATTGGATTTGACGGGGTGGTTGAGACCATCATCGTCTACCAGATTACCACAGACGAGTTGATGGAGACGCATCATACGAGTAATCATTAACGGAGCTGTAACTATGGAGTTAGATAACTCTACTATAGCATCATCCCTCATTTGCTCATATATCTTTTCTTGTTCATCTGTAAGTTCAACTGAGTACTTCTGATATATCTTTGGAGGTAAGTCTAAACACTCTTCTTTTTTGCGGATAGAGCAGAATTTCTTTAGACTCTTGGTTAGCACATCTAGGTTTTGATACCCACTAACCTTCATAAATGATCTCTGACCCATTGGGACAGTAACCATTTTAGCATAGTAAGCCCGGAAGGCATAGTAGCTAGAAAAGCCTAGAGCCTTTGGATGTAACATCTGACACTGAGAATAGATGTCTAGTGGACTATTGGTGATTGGGGTCCCAGTCATAATACGTCTATAAGAACACATCCCAGCTATCTTCACCGCAGCCTTAGTACGTGCAGCATCTTTGTTTTTAAGAGTAGTCGACTCGTCACAGATTAATAAAACCTTGCGCTTCTTCACAAACGCCATTGCCGCTGTTCTGCCTTTTTCATAAGCCAGTGCTTCAACATTCATAACAAATATAAGTAAGGTTCCTTGAACCACTATCTCCGAGATGATGTCTCCTGAATCTTCTTTCCACACTCCAATGTAAGCTTCTTTCATTACGTCATCCCAACAATGCTTCTTAAGTTCTGCATCCTCACCGTCCGACCAGTTACGATAAGAACCATTGTTAGCTAGAATAAGACAAGCATTTATTTTTCCGGTGGTGTAGAGATAACACATCGTGTCAATAGCTTCTTTAGACTTACCTAGACCCATTTCCCAGAGGAGTCCAAAGAACTCAGAATCCTTAGACCGCTCAAAGTCCTCATACTGGTGCTTCTTTGGTATAGTTTTGAATGGATAGTTCATAGTTGAAAATACCTCGTGGTTTCTGGTGACATGATGTGCAGATTGACCTTAGCTCTAGTTGCTCCTACATAGAAGACTCGAGCCTCGTCGTCTGGGTATCTTTGCATTGCTTCATGAGTCTTGAAGCTAATGTCAGTGAATAGGGCAACATTGTCGGCCTCGCCACCCTTAGCTCCGTGTATTGTACTTATCTTTACTCTTGGTGGATCTTGGAGCTTTTCCCCACGTCGTAACATCGAAATAAAATATTCTCGATCTTCAACTGAGATTTTATTTAGGACCTTGTGCCATACTTCATGTGGAGCATCAAAGTCAAATAACATATAAGGTTGGTCATCTATGAACTTTTTTTGACGTTTTGAAATATATTTCGAAATTAATTTGGCATTTTCTCCACTAATGCTCTCACCCTTTATGAGCCTTTGCCACTGTCTCGCGGCCAGTAGAGCTTCGTTAAAATCAGGTCCTTTATCCCGAAACGTATAGAAAATACCCTGATTCTGGCAGAAAACCTCCAGATTCTTGACCATATAGCCGTTGCGAACTAGCAGCAGCCAGTTGCCCGAGTCAAGATTAAGTTCAGCGACGGAATTGTTATAATGTACATATCCATTATTTTCGTTCGATTTAAATCGCTTCTCACGCCTATTCTCTATAGTCTCAACTATGTCACTAGATAGTCTATGAATCTCAATTGGGAGACGGTAGCTGTGATCAAGTACTTGAACATCACCTTTAAGGTTAATAAAGTGTTCAATATCCGCCCCTGACCATCTGAAGATAGCTTGGTCATCGTCTCCAGCAATGTATGCTACTTCTGAGTTTTGAACCATTCGCTCCACGATACGCCACTGGAGTTGGGATAAGTCTTGAGCTTCGTCAACAAACAAAACTGAGAACTGAGGAATGTATCCTTCATCGAGATACCTAGTCAACATATCAGTATAGTCTATAAGACCACGATTCTTTTTAAATGCAGCCAAGCCTCTTGCTACTCGCTCAATCTCAAACCACGACACGGAGTCATCTTCTCCAGCCTCTTCCCAAGCTTGCTTTAGAGGAACACAACGAGCCCTTGACAGTTGTTCAATGAACAAGGCCTTATCCCCAATGTTCAACCCCTGTATCATCCCGTCTTCTATATTAAATCTACCGTTGACCTCTACTCCAAGAAGGTCTCCAAGTTCTTTGTAGTGCATGAACTTCATAACTGAGCCAGTATTAAATCCCATCATCTTAAAAGCCATAGAGTGGATAGTTCTAAAATACTGGAGGTCATCATTGCTAAACCCAAATCGATGTTTCGCCCTGTCACGCGCCTCTTCTGTAGCTTTCTTAGTGAAAGAGATAAAGCCAATCTTGTCTGGCTTTACTCCTTTGGCGAGGTTCTGATCCACCAAGTTTAACAGGGTGGTGGTCTTGCCAGTTCCTGGAGGTCCGAGGATAATGTTAACCTTAGAAGGCATCGGTGTCTGGCAGTTGAGGGATAGAGTGAGTTTCTTTTTGTTGAGCGAATTCCGGGAATGACCAAGTATTTATACCCTTACCTTTTAGATTAAAGAAGTGGTGGTCACCGCCACGGTCTTTAATAGCTGACGATATTTGAGTTGATGTGAAGTGCTTGAAGTGCTGTCGTTCAAGGAAAGAGATAAAGTCACTTAAGCGGAAGTAGTGTCTCCCATTTTCAAGCCATGGTTTACCTAAGAGCAATTCGTCCTTTGCTCTTGCTTGGGCTTTAGAGGTGCAGAAGCGTTCGAGATACTCGAACAACTGTCCAACTGGAGAGGCGTCAGCCGGAGCTTCAATGATGATAACTTTGCCAAGGAGCTCTTGTACCAAGTTTTGCCAGACAGCTTGCTTGATGGGCTGAGGCATGGTGTTAAGTAATTCCATACATCGCTTTTGGAATTTTCCTTGGTTCTGGAGGTCTTCGGTTGAGAGCTCAAGACGGCCTCCATTTTCTACAGTAACAAACCAAATAGGTGGACGAGTATCATATTTGGTTAATGAACTCAGTGTTGGCATACCTTCCATAAGACCTACGCCATACTTACGGGTTCTACATAAAGTAGAATTGCAATGAGCCTTGATTGGATTCTTTGAACACGAGTAGTGATATTCTTTTTTACTGGCTGACTCAGCTATATCTGAGACTTCTTTCTCGGGAAGAGGTGGTTTCATATACTTTTTATTGTATACTTGAAGGCCTTCTTTCCATGAGTTTGGGATTAATTTACGAAGGTATACTGCTAGATTAAAGAGACCATCATTCCTAGTTCCCGATGGAAATCCTTTAGCGCAGAGATGTTCGAGACATGGAGGTCCATCAACTATATCTTCTACGTTGATTGGAGCCATCTTTACTTTTAAAAGTTCCTCAGGCGAAACTTTCATGGCTTTAGCATATTCAAGGAAATCAACCATATTAATAGGTTCACCTTGGTGATTTAAAGCATATCGAGTGGTTTTATCTGAATCGAAATAAGGCATGTTAATCCACTGCCCTATATCACCTCGTTCAGTTAGAATTTCAGTTTGTTTTGGGAATATCTCTACTCCACCAAAACCTAGTAGAGCTGCAAACTCTTTGAGCTTCGCTTGTAAGGGCGCCGCCCCCATTGGGATGGTGAGGAAGCAATAGAGATGAAGGCCGCCAGATTTGGATTTAATAGGGAGAAGTGGGAGTGAGAACTCTTTAATAGCTCCAATAACCGCAAGATAGTCGAGGCCCTCGTAGACGTCAATGTCAATAGCTCCAAAACTGCACGTTGATTCGTCTGTAATAGGAACAATTCCAATTCCTCGTTTACCGTCGAGGTGTCCTTGCCAGAGTTCTTCATTGACCTCTCCTCTTAGAGTCTTAATCGTCTTATCATTGCCGACTAGTTTAAGGCCTTCTTTTTTCGTAGTCACTACTTCATAGTAACCATAGGCTCTATCTAGTCCTTTAAATAACTCCATGAACTGTTTAGCGACAGACATTGGCTCCTTTAGACAAAAGGCCTATCTCCACTAGGAAGATAGGCCGGACCGGGTGTGACGAGGACTTAGAAGTTTTCGGATGTAGCAGGACCAGTTTCAGTATGCTCCGTATCCGGAGTCGCTACCTTAACAGTTCCACCACTAACATCAGCATTAAACTTCTTTGCCGCGGCATATAAGCCTGGATCTGCGATAAGTTCAGGAGCTTCCATATTCCAACCAAACCAGCTAAGTTTGTCCTTCGTTTCCTGCACAGTATGGAGCAAGTAACTATGGCTGAAACTTGGAGGATTGAACTTACCATTCTTTCCTTGAAGTTGGATGCTGGTCATGACTGCATTCCACTTACGAGACTTCTTCAACTGAGTACTGGTCAATGACATAACCACTCGCTCGTAACTACCGTCTTCGCTTACCAGCAAAACGTAGTGGTAAGCTGTAGTCACGATGACATTGCCATTCTTCAAGACATCGCGACCCTGTTGATTCTTGGTTGTATGGTCCAAGATAGCCTCAGTCTCGTGAGCCTTAACAAATCCACCGCCAGCATCTCGATCAACCCACTCTACCCAACGTTTCTGGTAGGCACAAGGAACCACCCTGATACCTTTGTCTCCCTTGTAGACCTTACTGGAGACACTGTTATAGATGTCGCCTTCATCGGCTCCATCAACCTTAGAAGGTCCCTTCTTGACCTGAGGTGACAGGGCTTGAAGGACCTGTAGGTATGGAATAGCAATGTCTTTAGCAGACATGCCTTCAAATCCAAGATAAGCATCTCCTTCCATGTCGCTCATAGCGACTGGTAGCGGTGCTGCGGGTTTATTAACTATATCTTTTGCCATGACTTCGTCTCCTTGTGGCTGGACCAATCAGCCGGGTTAAGTGTTTTGGTCTTCTACTTGACTACGATTTTTGATTTACGTCCAATGAACGTGTTGAATAACTCTGCTGGAGGAATTGCTCCATTCTCAGATTGTTCCTTGATGAAAGCATTGAGAGTAGAGTGGTGAACAGCTTCCTTATCATTGTATGGAATACGGATGGTGTTGAGGAGTTGCTTGATTTCTTTCAAGTCCTCTTCGCGACCACGACCTACACCAACAACAATCTCGTGTTTGATAAGGTCCCCATGGCCACGATCACGGAGCCATGCAAAGGCATTCTCTTTGTTCTCTTCGGTAATCTTACCTGAGTAGAAAGGTTTAACTGTGATCTTTGATCCATTTTTTAGTTTGAACTCAGCTACGCCAGCTTCATCCATTGCGTCTGGAAGTTCATATTCTTGGACCTTACGCAACTGCTCAGCTAATTCTTTCATCACGTCACCTAGGTCGGCGAGTTGCTGTTCTAAGTCTAATTGCTTTTCAGCAAGTGAACTTACTTTTGTGAGAGCTCCGTCTGAAGGAGCAATTGTTTTGCTATCGCCCTCTAAGTCCATTGTTTGTTGATCATTCATGTTATTTTCCTTTCGCGGTGTTATGGAGTCCAGGTCCCTTGATGTGAAGATACTTTCCCTTTGATGTAACCAGGAACTTATCAAAATCGTTTTCGATAATTGAACCAGGTCCGTTCTTTATTCCAACAACAGACCTACGTCCTTGGGCCTTGAATTTCTTATTCATATTCCGAATAACTCTACGAGCCCTATGAAATATCCCAGGTTCATTGCCGACATTAGCTACTAGTTTTGTGTACTCGATTCTCTCTACTCTCATGTTGTCTCTCCTTTTAATATTGCTTGAAATGTTTCCCAACGCCAAGGCATTTCTAAAACTATGCTAGTTGTATAGTTACAAACGGACTTACCTCCGTTCATAGCTCTAAGTAAGACTAACTTATTCCTATATCGGATAAGCACAAAGACCTTGCCTCCTTGAATTACTCGTTTTAGGTGCCAGATTTTCTGCTCAGGTCTGAGTAAGTCTAGTACGTCTTGATTCTCAGTCTTTGCTACCTTAAGCTCTATCCAGGTTTCTTTACCATTAAAGCAGTAGTTAACATCAGGACCGCCAACCATAGCTGCATTCTCAACTCGCTCTCTATGCCCGGGAACATACGGCTTAATCAATTGCCACAAAGCTTGTTCAGGCTTCATTCAGCCACCAAACTTTCATACTTCTCAAAGGCAGCGTTATCGAGTTGGAAATCAGTATTCTCGATAAGCCAAACAACATAGCTAATATCTTGGAATAACAAAACGCGAATCTTTGTTCCAGCATACTTACCAAAAGGGATAGTATCCTCAAGACTAAAAGGCTTATGATTGAGACTCATCTTTATCTTCCTCAACTAAGTATTGTTTAGGGCAATTATTCATGTCGTGTATTACCTCACTAATCAAGCCGACTAGGTTACGCTTCCTAATAGTATTCATCTTAGAGAAACTATCTTCTCCAAACCTAGCTCCGCAAATATCTTCTCCCATCAAACCAAGACCACCATAAAAGAAGTCTACAAAGCCGTACTTCTGAAGAACAGATATTATCTCCTTGTGGCACTCAGCATTAGGTCCTTTTGGTACTAAGATCACAACTCAATCTCCTTGCATTCTCCCCAAGATGGTCCAGTCTCAACGTCAACTTTTAAAGGTACTTCTAGCTTTAAACTATTAATCATGATGTCCCGAATCTCTTTAAGTTGCTTGTCTGATTGAATGTCTGTAGCATCGAGTTCATCATGAATAGTCAAAGGTAGAGTATACCCGGCGTCATAGAGGTCTATGAGATTCTTCTTAATCATATCTCCGCCACTACCCTGTACAAGAGCATTCATAGCCTTATGAACGAAGTATCGCACCACCGGAGGTCCGAACTCTTTAAGAGCTTCCGCACGCGGAAGTGGCTTGATGCCCTTGGACCATTTCGTCGGTCCAAAGAGTTGGAAATGACGATGACGCCCCAGAATAGTTTTAATGTAGCCGCGGTCACCAGCAACTCGCGAACACTTGTCTCCAAGTGCTTTGATAAAGGGGACGGACGAATGGTAACGATCATAGAGCTCCGAGGTTTCAGCCATTGTCTTGCCGAGTTGAGTTGCCATCTTGGCTTTGCCCATGCCATAAGCTAAGCCAAGGTTAAGGGTTTTCGCGTCCTTCCTAGGGATGTCTGCCATCTCCGCCACCATCCCGTGATAATCCGTTGCTGGGTTATCAATGTACCTTTGACGAGCTTCGGCGGCGCCACGGAAGCCCGAGAGAAATGCATAGTGAACCGTAAGTCTTGGCTCTTGTTGTGAATGGTCAAAGACACCCCAGCGACAACCGGCCTCAGGGACAAAGATTCCCCTGATAAGGGGAGCGAGATCCGGATCTCTCGCTGGTATTTGTTGCATATTTGGATTAGACGAAGCAAATCGTCCTCCTTTAGTACCGCCATCATCTCCTCGAACTGCTCTGAAAGTAGGGTGAATTCTTCCATTGTGATGCATCTCCAAAATCTTTGATTGAATAAAAACTCCGCCCATCCTGTCTAACCGTCTGATCTGAGCTATGGTCTGCATCAATGGGTTTGAGTGTCCCTTAAGCCAGTCACCTTCAAAAGAAGCATTGCCTTTCTCTGTCATCTCGTATTCAATACCTAAAGCTTTACAAACTACTTCAATGTCATCCCCTGACCACACGTCCACAGATTTCCCAGCTAATTGGTCTGCTTGGGCTTGAAGCAATTGTTGCTTGGCTAACAGGGTGGCGCGGACTTCTTCAGCTTTGTTTATATCTACTGGAATACCTTTGAAACGCATGGCAAGCAGCACATCAACAAGCCGCGTCTCTAATTCAAAGACACCCCAGAGACCTTGCTCCTCCAGAAGCAAACGCTGTTTAGCAAAGATTTCAAGAGGCAAGTCAGCATCGGCTTCGCCATAGGGCCCCACAGCGGAAGCAGGGAGTCTCCATAGGTTTGACTTGATGTCCTTCTCGGCAATGCCCATTCGGGTTGCAACACTAGTAAGGTGGGATTCATCTTTTCCTCTTCCGCAATATTGTTGAGCAAGGACTTCCAGTCGATAACTTCGTTTATCTTCGTCGAGTAGTGGCTCGGCGATTTGAACGTCCCACTTAGGGCCGTTGACAGTAATTCCTTCGTGTCTGAGCCACTCAAGGTCGTATAATATGTTAGCTCCGACTTTCGGTTGAGGACCGTTAAGTGAATCCTTGAGCCATCTGAGTACGGACGAAGCTTCAAGGTTACCCCCTCCTTCATGGCGGATTGGGTAATACCCTCTAACACCATTGTCAGTTGCGATTGAGACTCCAATGACATACCCATCTCCGCGTACTCCTCCAGGTCCAAGTGTCATTAAGTTCGGGTCTTTAGTCTCACAATCAAGTGAGATTACTTTAGCTCCTGATAGATTTGGAAGTTCAGTTGGTGCAGTCCACTCAGTGGCCATAGTGCCACCAAACTCTTCCGGGACTATTTTGCACCCAAAGAAGCATAGAGTCTTCAGCTCCTGCGTATTCATTTAAAAAGACGATGTTCTTGCAACCAGTGTTCATAAGAAGCTTAACGCAGTGTATACAGGGTGAGACTGTTACGTAGCAAGTTACAATCTCTTGAACATCTTTGCATTGTAGTAGTGCGTTCTGTTCCGCATGGATTGCCTCGCATTTGTCAAGACCGCTACCGCTCGGGTAAGAGGCCCCAGCGCAAGGATTATCAATGCAGTGAGCACTCCCACGAGCAACTCCATTATAGCCAGTGGCAAGTATATGCCCCAAGCCATTAACCAAAACACAACCCACTTGACGACGGACACAAGTACCTCTTTCTGCAATAACTGCGGCAACTCTTAAAAATGTTTCATCCTTACTTACTCGCATAGCCCATCCTTCCATGCTTATAGTCTAAACACACTCCATCAGCCATGGACCAAAGATAGGTAATTAAGTCGTCTGGTTTATCGAAACCGTGTAGTAGAAACTCGGGAGGATCAAAGACACGGTCGATTAAGGTTAGTTTCGACGCAATTAGAGCGTTTGTCTCATATAGATGCTGAGAGTGCGCGTAGAAATGCAACGCACCAAGTCTATAATTAGTTCCGTTTAACTCTCTAAGCAGTAAAGCAATGTAGCCGGTCATCATTGTGAAGTTAAACCAGTCGTATGGTACACCTAGCCACACATCAGATGACCTCATATCCACAAAACAATTAAGATGTCCATCCCTGACCATCCACTGCAGACTAATAGTGCAAGGTACGTCCTTAGTTGCAGGAGGATTCTTGCGCCATAGAGTTATGACTGCTTGACGAGTGCTTTCGTCATTATTTAAAGAGGTTATCACATGGCGAATCTGGTCTCTGAATTGAGGACCATAGGCTCCAAAGTAAAGTAGTCCATCGTCTGAAAAATTAACTATGTCCTTAGAGTAAGACTTAATTGTACTCACCCTGTTGTCTCCAGAGAGAATCCAAGCAGCCTCAGCTGCCATGAACTTATATCCGAGTTTTCTTTCTTTTGAAACAACCATTGGATAGTTCATGTCAACTACTGTCTTATGTCCTAATAACTCCAGTGTCTTGATTCCACGAGGAGAGACTTCTTCTCCTTGTTTCAACAACCTCTCTACTAGTGAGTGCCAAGCTCCATTAGCAATTAACGGCATCGTGTCTCCATTTCATATTTAAGATCATCAACTAATTGATTTGAATTATGTCTCCAACGAGTATAGTACTCAGGTTCACGTATGCAACCGAATTGTTTACCATGGAATAGTTCCGTCGTCTTAAATTTACTTAAACCACCTACGCCCATGAAGATAGGGGTTAAACCATATTCATCACAAAGAAGGTCTACTACTGCTGCCCCTAAAGGACCGTTAGCATTGGTCCAACAAGCAGTTGTTTCATCAAATCCCATCTTTGAGAGTTGTTCAAGTAAGAACTTAGAAGAACCCTCGTAGGTATAGAATGGCCAACTAGTTTTGCGGTATTGTTTATCAATATTTGCATCACCTACGAAGACCCACTTAGCTTCTGGGGCATATCCAAGAAAATTTTGGAAGGTTGAATCTAGTCCAAGAGCTGTTTGTTCTGACTGACGTAGTTCTAAGCATGTCATCAACTGGTGCATGAACTGATCTACGTTACGGCCTTCTTGGTCTATAGAGTATTTCCAAACATCTCCACGAACCTTCATCCCTTTATCACTAGCTAAATCAGCAAAGTAATCCTGACCAAACTCGGAACCAAGACCTCCATGGTAGAGACTGTTATACAAAGCCCAGACGTCCGACGTGTCATTATACATCTCAACACGTTCAGCCTTGAGTCTCATGAACCTATCTTGATGGGTCTTCATAGATTCGTCAAAGCAAAGGACATACATCCCGACATGCTTACGCACCACCCTGTCCATTAGCCGACCCATATGAGGCCAGGTAGACCCACCTCGATAGACCAAAGCATAGATAAGTTCAGACATCCAAAGCCTATCAATCACTACCAACTGCTTATCACAACTGGAGATCGCGTGTAACAGGGCTGCTGTGTGGTACTCGAACATTGAATTCTTCCAGCGGTAAGTAAGATGGAGATATTTCCCACCATACTTTGCAACTAGAGCTTTACCGAGAGTTGTTTTTCCAGCTCCATCTGGACCGTCAAGAACAATCAAACCTCTCATCTAAAAAAATTCCGTGAGATTTATGGCCAATCCTACTACTAGGCCAACAGTAAATAGAGCTACTCCAACAATAACTGACCCAATAAAAATAGCCATATTCTCTGCAGTTTTTTGGTCTATCTTTTCCATGTTACACCAACAAGTCTTCAAATGTTGGTTTCTTCCAGCCTTCTGGTTTAATGAGGTCGGTGTCAGAACCTCGCTTGCTCTTCTCTCCGGGAGCAACTCGTTCTTTACTCATATTAGCCTTATGGACTCGTTCCCACGCTTCAGACCAAATAGTTCTCCAACGACTTGTCACACCTAGTGGCAACTGAGTTCCAAATCCCATGAGATCAGCTGTGCCTAATAGAACGACGTCCATATCTATGAGTCCGTCAAGAGCTTCTTCAAGATTTACCTTGCGGTCTTTTGCTGGAACTTCGGAATAACCAAGTGAGCCATTTGTTTGGATACAAATCTCGTATCCGCAAGCCGTTGCAAACTCATGAAGTTCTTCGAATAAGAAATTGATTCTCATGTGCATGAGACTTGGTTCTAAGAACCCAGGCCTCTTGTTTCTTTTGAATCTAAACTTATCATGCATTGCCGCGATATTAAACAAGCTCATCTTTTATCCTTCATTTTCATGTGTTTAGTTTTGACTTCATTGCTATAGCTGCCTGGGTATTTCGCGTGAGCTTCTACCATGGCAAGACTAAAGCACTCCGATTTCTTACATAAACCTGTCTTAGACCAATAAGATAAAGGTCCTTGACAGTTTCTACACTGAGCCCCAATCCTTGTTCTACGAGACATGGCGGTCATAGTTCTTTAATAAACCCCGTCCACTTGTCCGAGGAAGAATTAGACTTATCTTGGAATGTAGCCAAGTCTGCGAAGTTACCGGTTGGTAATTTGGTAGAGACTTTCCACAAGCAGTTCCTCGAGTGTTGAGGAAACATCGGAGCAAACAGGGTGGCTAAGTAGTTCACGTCGTAGTAGTCCCTGAGCTCATCAAAAATGATCTGCATGCTTGGAGTTAATTCAAACTTATAGTCTTTGATTGAGGCAAAGGTTCCCCAGGCTTTTTCAACCTTGAGTCCTGAGTATTCAATCATTGCTCCAAAGGCGTTATAGCTCATCTCATTAACATGGTTTGCTGCAGCTCCAGTCTGCTCATCATAGCATGGAGTCGAGATGAAAGCAAAACCGCTTGGAGACAAATACTTCTTTATTCCCCTGAGTATGGCTAAAGTACCTTCAGGTTCAACGTGTTCTGCTACTTCAAAGCATGTGATGACATCATAACTTAAAGGTTCGGGGATCTGTGCTTGTACTTCGTCCAACGCCCCTGGGAAAATTCCGGAGATGAGTGTGATTGGGAACCTTCCAGTATGAAACATAGGAGGCACAGTGAGAGCATTGTAATCAATACCGAGATAGCTCCCAGTTGTAGGAATGAGCCGGCTGCTGTACATAAGCTTGGCCAGTGGGACTTCACGGCCACAGCCAATGTCGAGTATGTTAGCTCGGTCATAGAGTTTTCCTTGTTGGAGGTGCTTTGCCACGTGAGACCAACGGAGACAGTGGGCGATATAGTCTCGGTGTATGAACCCACGTTCCTCGGCTTGGTCAATGCTGAGATGAGTATTGTCAATTGCTTTTCCGCGCTCGTTTGCCATGACCTAGTTCCTTATCGCATTCTGGATAGCACTTAGTTGTTGGAAACTAAATACATCGAGATTGGAGAGTCTTTTTTGCATGATTTCTAAGGCTCTCTTACGGAGAACTGAGAAGTCTTCGAGAGCGGAGCCAAATCTCGCAATGATCGTGGCACTAGTGTTCCATGAAGCTAGTTGGTATTGGCTTCCATACACAACTGGATCTGGCCTACCAGGTTCTGGACAAGCTAACCAAACTTTCATTTCCGGGTGAACTTCTCTATAGTGAGCAACTATCTGAAGCACACGGACAGGGATAAACTCTTGGTAGTCTTTGAGCTCAACTTGGTTGGGGAAGTTTGTTAGGAAAACAAAGACTTCTTCCGCAGTCATTTTGCGATACACATCTACGGTTTTTTCGCGGTGTAATTCAACTTGCTTGATTAATCCAAGCTGTTCACAAAGCTCTTTGTGACCTTCGAGCTCTTCTTTATTAAAGGAAATTTCTTGTTCTTGGTACGTTTCAACTTGCATATTACTCCCTTGATTTCATGTTAAACTTTTGTTTTTATCAAAAAATTATCTACCTATAATATACCTCAATTTTTAAATTTTGTATTTCGCTGTAATTACGTCGTTACGCCTTAGCGATTTAATTCGACCGACTACGGTTTGATTTCGTAGTGGTTACCGTCTGACCAGCGCCCACCCCAACGGCAAAGAGGATTTAGGGATTCCCAGAAATCCCCAAAGACCTTGTGGTCATTGGTATTCTGAAGCCATTTTCCATCTTTAAATAGGTTAACATCTCCAGCACATTTAACGTAGTGCTGAGAATTTGACTTATGTTCTAATGGATTCCGAATAATAGCGAAGACATCTCCAAGTCTCACTGTGTATCCTCGAGCATACATCTCTAGTATTAGTTGAGCAAAGCACTTGGAGAACAGCTCTTGCTTCTCGCCGAGAGTCATTCTATCCTATCCGCAATGATGTTGGTAAATCTTTTTTTGTTCTCTCCCTCACCCTTGTCAGTATAGGAGATACGACCATGAATGACCACGTGTTGATCTACTTTAAGACTAGCTGCGAACGGAA